CCTCAAAACTCGGAGCAATCACCATGAAGATCTAAACCATACCCCCACTGACGAGACGAATGGTTTCGGCCACTCTCACGAGCGAGTAGCTACGCTCTGAGAGAGGCTACAAATCGAGTAGCCTCGGACAATTCCACAGCACTGGCAAGCGACGCGAATCAAAAACGCGAGACCACAATCGCAATAGATTTTTGCTTGCCTATATCGACCGAGATTCTCTCGGGTCGCTCGCTCATTCTACGCACTGAGCTGAGCAAAAAGGCACATCAAAAACCCAATAAACAAGAGTCTTACTAAGACTATTTTTTATTGGGATTCATGGCCTAAAAAGTAGCGATTTACAACAGGATTTACAACAGCAAATCGAATCCAACAACAAGACGTTGAAAGCATCGAAATGACTATCCAACAACTCAAACTAGGCTTCGAGTCGCGAGAGGATGAAGCCGCCGCGATCAAGGCCGCACGAGCCGATCGAGCTCGCAAGATGCAGCTCGCCGCTGAGCAAATAGGTGCTCAAGATGGCGAGCACTTGTACGAGCTGGCTGGCATGCTGGCCGTATTCGCTGGCTCGCCCTCAGCGCTCGCCATGGGCTGCTCGGGCATTCAGTGGATCGGTAGCAAGAAAGAGCTCGCCGAGCACGATCGACTCCAATGCCACCCCAACGCAGTAGGCCGAGCACTGGCTCGCCTCGAGGAGGCTGGCATCATTACTCGCACCACGGTACGCAACGCACGAGGCCAAAACGCAGGCGTGCTGATCGAGATCCAGATGGACGTAGTAAACCAGCTCGCTAAGAGCCCTCGCTCGAGACCGTTTTACGTGGTCGATGAGGAGCCGAAAACCGCCGCCCTGAGTAGTGCTTTGCCCACTCATGTTGTATGCAACGACTATGGCAGCGCTGATAGCAGCGCCCATAGCAGCGCTGTATGCAACAACTATGGCAGCGCTGCATGCAACATTTGCGAGCCTCTCTTTATATCCAATAAATCCAATAATCCAATATCTCCGACGACTCCGACAGAGGCCGCGAAACCAACAGCAGCCGAGCAGCCGGTCGTCGTCGTCGACGATGATCACGAAAGCGATTTCGCGACCATCACAACCGAGCAACGCCGCGACATCGAGACCGGTGCCAAGATGCTTGCCGAATCGATCCGATCGCTCGATCGACGTCGCGAGGAGCGAGAGCACTGCTGGCAGGTCGCTTGTGCAGCCGTGCTTCTCGAGGGACTGCACCAGGTGCGGCAGTTCGTGCGATCGGCCAAAACGCATGCACGTGACGAGGCCGACTACTACCGAGGCACGATCCGCCGCTTTGCCGAAGAGCGAGGGCACCGCTGGCACAAGCTCAGAAAACAACTTCCACCATGCCCAAAAGTTTCAAACCCAATTTCAGAAAGAGCTTAAATGAGCAAGCAATCTTATACGGAACGAATGGTAAAGGCATGGATGAAGGCAGACATTTTCAACAAGAATGTGGCTGTCGGTGCGACTGCGAGAATGTGTAACGCCGCAGGCGAAAAGCCTATCGATGTAACCGTGACCAGCGAGGCATTCGCATTGCACGATGCGTCCACTCATGTGATGCTCGCCAACAAATCTGGTTGTGTCTTTTCGTGCTCGATCGAGAGTCTCGAATTTGAAAATCCGAACTACAAGCCAGAGGCCAAAGCATGAGCGTGCAAGATGCATCACGACTCGCCAAGGAATGGTGCGAGAAGAATCCAACCTGGCAGAGGATCTGCGACATTCCCGGCGACAGTGGCCAATACATGCATAGCTGGGAAGAGTTGCCACATCGCGATCGGCGATTCTGGCGAAAGACCTATCCAGGCGATCCTGAATCAGCATGGCGCGAGTTTGCGAGCAACTCGCCTTATCGCATTCGGTATGGATTCATTGGCGAAGATGGGCAGTTCTACGACTGCATTTTGCGGATGCCTCGCCTGATGAATTCGATGATGGTTTTTCAGACTGCCGGGCCGCACGGGATCTACTACACAGGTGGGATGCATACTCGATCGAGTAAAGCGAAATTGAAGGTGCACGCATGAAAGTAAAGATTGATTTCAGGGAGTGTCCAAAATGCCATGGGTATGGCGTTTTGGATGACGGCAACAACTGTCGCGAATGCGGTGGGAAAGGGCGTGGCGGTTTGCTTGGCGATGGGGTTATCGGTAGCGGTGAAATCATGGTTGACAGTAAGACCGGAGCCCGGATCACTAGCGAGCAGCTCGCCAAGTTTTTAAGTCATTCTGACACGAAGGAGCCAGCATGAGCAGCTTCAACTGCACCGAATGCGGCAAGCCATGCATCGACATCGAGCTCGGGGGCTACATCACAGGCTGCGAGCATCATCCAGCCGACATTGTTGGCAGTGGCTACATCGTACAGTTTTGGCCAGGCTGTTACTTTGCACCTTGGACCGGCGATCCTGGCCGCACGCTGGTGCTTAAAAGTGCCAAGATCTACGAGACAGCTGACAAGGCTCGCCTAGCGATTGAGCGAGCTAAGAAAATGTTTCCACGCCGCAGTTACTACCAATGCGAAATCATCGCCGTCGGCGATGCTAGGAGTAAATCATGAGCAGGCTAGACACAATCAAGCGAGTTGGCTTCCCAGTTGAGCCCTGCCCTAAGTGCTTGGGTGAAGACTCAGACTGTGAAGTATGTTCCGGTACCGGAGAGTTCAAGCAATTGCTTCACGAAAACTGGGAGCCGCCAGTGCTTAATCCTGGCGAGAGATTGGTAGCCTACCTCGATGGCGGTTTTTGGGTTTGCATGGGAGTGGTAAATTCAAGTCGAGAGCTCGTGCTTGAGTTGGATTTTCCATTTGCGACTAACTACGCAGAGGCAGAGCATTTCGAAACGATTGGATTTAAGGTTGTAAGCACATGAAACGAGCACCACAGCAACCGCCGAAACCGACGCATCATGTTAAGCTGCTACCTGGGCATCCGCACGAGCACCGCATCGGTGTACTCGGCGATCCTGTTCGCATCATCACTGGCGATATCATGTTTCACGTTCAGTTCAAGGATGGCTCGGGCTGCTACGCTCGCCGAGAGGAATTTCAACATTTGCAGCCAACATCTGCACCGCCACCGAGGAAGCGATCATGAGCTGTAACATCTGCGGTAACAAGTCGATGAATTGCGATTGCACAGGACTTGAGCGAGAGCAAGCCGAGCTGATCGAGACGCTTGAGGATCGCATCCGCGAGCTTGAGCATGAGCTGATTTGGCGACGAGCTGCAGATAAGCTCGCCTATACGGTGGCCAAGCTAGTCGATCGACGAGTGCTCGACGCCAGGTGCCCTGCAGCTGACGCACTGCTCGACTATCTCGAGATCGTAGCACCGGACAAACCAAGCACAGTGCCCGAGTGGATGCAACAATACGAAAGCAGGAAAAATGGCTGATCTGATGATGGACGTTTTAATGTTCGCTTTTACGATCGTCGTAGTAATGCACGTTTTGGTTTTTTGTGTCATTGGAATCTCTTTGATTTGGGCTGTAGTGTCGATCTGGCTTAGGCGTTTTCGTGTGCCACACGATCCCAATTTCTCGATTTACGTCTACGCTGCGAATCACATGCAGGCACTTAAGCATCCTGCTGCATTGCCATTGCATGGATATGTAGAAATTGAAGGCCAGGGACTGTTTCGCTGTGTCCGTAAAGAGGCAACAGAGATTAGCAAAGGCCTTTTCTTTGTGGAGTTCATTTTAGAAAAGATGAAGGTCGTGAACTTAAAAGATCGCGAGCCGCTTGAGCTCGAAAACGGATGGAGGATCGACCATTGAAAGATTCGATACCCTTTGCAGGCCTGGCGATCAGTGTAAGTAAAATGATGGCAGGCCAGAAAACCGCCGTGCGTATCAATCAAACCCTGCATGTAAGCCCTGCCATGTATGCACTGATGCAGAACGCAAGCCCCGAGGAGCTTGAGCACTTATTCCGAAATCTCGAGATCCTCGATCTATCAACGGCAATGGCGATGCAGCCCATGATGCCGATGATGACTGAACCACTAGAACGCCTTTACGCAGACGAGTTTCAATGGAAAGTGAGATAGGATGACTAACGAAATTCAACCCCATCAACAGCGAGTACTTGACGAGTACAAGGAGCTTACGGAGCGACGAGACAAGCTCGCAGCATTCACATTCACGCCGCTCTTTCGATCGCTCGAAGAGGCCGAGAGGCAAAGACTCGATGAGCAACTGGTACACATGAACGGGTACCAGAGAGTACTGGCCGCACGCATCCACGCTATGGGGCTGAGCCACAAGATACTCTAAACGCTGCTTGACCTATCGTGTCAAATCTCGGTAGCGTACCGAGATGAGAGCCAAACAAACCGATCCCCAACGCGAGGCCGAACTCGCGACCAAGCATCAACGCCTCGCCATTTCGCTCGCACGAAAGCTATGGAAGAAATGCAACAAATGGGATCTCGATGCACTCGAAAGTGCTGCCCATGTCGGATTACTGCGTGCGATACGATCATTCGATGAATCACAGGGCCGATCGATTACGACTTGGATCGCTCACTGCTGCCATAGCGAAATGCTGGACGCGATCCGCAACGCTGATCATCTTTCGCGACGATCACGCCAGATGGCCACTGAGCGAGATAAAGCGATCGCCTATCTGACTCAGAAACTGCAACGCCCACCGACCGATGAGGATCTCGAAAAAGTAGGAGTCAGAACTAGACAGCCCACCGTTCTCGGTACGCTCGAAAAGCAGTACCATCATCCAAGAGCTCGCAGCAGCCGATGCTCGATCAAAGAGGCCGATACATTCCGCGAGGCTACCAAGGGGCTCAGTTTACTCGAGCAGAATCTTCTCTATCTGCGTTTCTATCACGATGTCACTCTGAGAAACATTGGCATGATATTGGGTCTCAGCGAGTCCAGAATCTCACAATTGCTATCTGAATTGATGAAAAAACTCAGAGACCAATCGATTTTCGATGCCTTGACCGACAAAATAGCCGAATAGTCTTGATGCAAATCACTGCACCTGAGACCAGGCCAGAGCCAGGCGTCACGCTGCCAATCGCTGAGGCAAGGCTCATCAAAACCGGCATCATCGCTCGCACCCGCTGCGGTCACGATTTCACGATCGTACCGATCAATGCATTCCCTCGAGGCGAATGCTACTCGCGAGCCACTCGGGCCGCGATCAATGCTCTGCTGCTACGGGCCCCGAATCTTAGCCTGACCATTCCGACGCCTACCTCGATGCAGCATCCGAACTGGATCAAGCAGCTAAGCAAAGGGACCGCGAAACCAGGCTGGCTCTGGCTCACGGACACCGAGACGATCAATGAGCACCTTGCACAGCTACCGGACGTCCAAACGAGCCCACCTTATCCGACTCGATCCCACCAGGTACCAAACCGCAGACCACGCACCAGGCCTGGCAATCAGATCACGATGCAATGCCGAGTGATGCACTACAGCGAGCAGGATCTCGTGCGATGCATGGGCTCTGATGATCACGAGTTACCGATCGCCATGATCGATTGTTACCAGATCGCACGCTGGTACCAGATGATCGATAGCGTGGTGCATGCGCAGGGCCGAGTCTACACGGTGCCACTGCCACCAGGCCAATCGATCAGCGATTGGCTCGAGCAACTGCGAGTCTCGCAGCCGATGGCAGGCTGGCTCTGGTACCGGCCGACACGCACGCTCAACAGCTGGCTAGTATGGCGAGGCTATGCCACCCATGCACCAACTTAGCCACGCTGCAGCAGATCCACGCACCATTCTCATAGACAACAGCTACACGAGACAACCACGCTGCACAGCGAAGATCTGCCCCGATTGTGGCACGATCGCTCGAGCATGTCGCTCGACACCATTTTGGACCTACTACTATTTCGACTGCGGAGCCGCACCGTACAAGGCCTCGCGACTCCGATCACGCATCGAGCAGCTGCGATCGATGCCACGACAAACAGCCCAAACCGGCTGCGGTCGAAAGAAACGCCCAACCCCCAAGCACAGGATCGCCCCCTATGCCACGCAAGCCACCAGCAGCAGCCGACGATTACGACGATAGCTACCAGCAGCACAAGATCCGTGCCAACAATCGCCAACGCGAAAAGGCCACCGATGCCAAGGATCTAGGCCGCATCCCACGCCCCAAGAATTTCAAACGCCGCCAGGCCTGCGAGCGAGACCTCAAGCGATATTTGCTGACGTACTTCGCTGAATCGTTTTTGAAACCATTCAGCCAGGATCACCTCGACATCATCGCCGACATCGAGAAGAAAGTTCTCGAGGGCGGTCTCTCTGCGATCGCAATGCCTCGGGGATCCGGGAAAACGACGATCCTTATTCGTGCTGCCATGTGGGCCACATCGTACGGGCATCGCAAAGTGGTGCTGCTCGTCGAGGCCGACAAATCTGCAGCTGAGGAGTCGCTCGACACGATCAAGGGCGAATGGGAAACCAACGATCTCTTACTAGAGGACTTTCCAGAGATCGCTGTGCCGATTCGCAAGCTCGAGGGAATCACCCAAAGAGCCAACGCACAAACCTGCCTCGGCCAACGTACCCAAATCGGATGGACCAAAAAGAGCATTACCTATCCGACGGTAGTCGGTAGCGTCGCATCCGGTGCCACCATTCGCTGCACCGGCATCCTAGGCCGCATTCGTGGTATGCAGGTCCTCATGCCCAATGGCGAGACCGTGCGACCGGATTTCGTGCTCATCAACGATCCTCAGACCGACACCTCGGCCAAGTCTGCGATCGAATGTGCGAAACGCGAAAAGATTCTATCTGCTGCAATCCTCGGTCTCGCTGGGCCCGGAAAACGGATCTCGGGATTTGCTGCGGTGACAGTCATCGTGCAAAACGATGCTGCCGATCGACTGCTCAATCGGCAACTCAATCCGAAATGGCATGGCCGCAGATGCAAGCTGGTCTATGCCTGGCCTGAGAATGAAGAGCTCTGGAATAAGTATCTCGAGATCCGTCGCGAGGAGATCCTCGGGGGCGATGACACGCACCCGAAAGCGACTGCTTTCTATCGCAAGAATCGTAAAGCGATGGACAAAGGGGCTCGCTGCGGGTGGGAGCATCGGCATTACGATCACGAGATCTCGGCCATTCAGCATGCTTATGGATTACGCGAGGATAATCCTGATACATTCGATGCCGAGTACAACAATGAACCCAAGCCCGAGATCGAGGTATCGACTGGCATCAAAGTACTCAACTCCGATGAGTACTGCTTGCGAGTACTCCAAACGCACAAGCGAGGCGAGCTACCAGACTGGGCCGAATGGGTCACGCTCGGTATCGACGTACAGGGATCATCGCTCTGGTGGGCGATCCTGGCCACTGGCTCAGACTTCTCGGGCCTGGTCACAGACTATGGCGTATGGCCGGATCAGGGCATCGAGTACGTAACGCTGGCCGACATTGAAATGTCGTATCAACGCAAATTAAAGATCTCGCGACCAGCTGAGGCATTACTCGAAGCACTCAAGCGATTGACGAGCGAGCTCGCAGCGCGTCGATTCGTGCGAAACGATGGCACAGTATTGCGAATCGAGCGAGGGCTGATCGACAGTGGCTATCGTAGCGAAACGATCTTCCAATTCTGCAACGGCTACGAAGGCTCGATGAAGCTCATGCCGAGCAAGGGCGAGGGAATTACGGCCAAGAAAAAACCCTGGTCGCAGATGCCAAAACAGCGAGGCGAGCGACGAGGATTCTGCTGGCGTATGCCACCGGTGCGACAAGTGCGAGGAGCTCGCTCGGTGCACATCGACACCAACCGATTTAAGACCTTTATCGCTGAATCGTTTTCGATGGACGCCTCAGCTGCCGGGGCCTGGCATTTGTTCCGCGCTCATCCGAGCCGACATCGCATGATCGCCGATAATTTGTCAGCCGAGTATCCGATCGAGACCTCTGGCCATGGTCGCACGCTGTACGAGTGGTCGCTCAAGCCAAACCGCGACAATCACTTGCTCGATGCAGTCGCGATGGCAGGCATCGCCGCATCAATGGAGGGAGCCACCAACGAAGCCGAGGCCTTGCCCACCACTCGCCGAAAGCCACCTCAGAAATCGGGCAAGAGTGTCCGCGATCGCTACGCCGACATCATGCGCAAGCATGCAGCATGATCTTTCTCGTAGCCGTGCGTCGCCAGACTTTGGATGCACGCCAGCAACGCATCCAATCTCTGGCGAGATCGGCTACCTCGAGATCGACTATCGCTATTGGAATCTAAAATTCGTCGATTTTGGGGGGGCTGTGATAACGTCGGTGCATGAGCACTGCAGACCCCACACCCAATGCTGATTCGATCCTAACCAACGCCATGGGGCCGCAATCGGTCTCTGCCGATGGTCTCACCGTCACTGGCCGATCTGCTGCTGATCAGATCGCCGCTCTACAACAGGCGGACGCCAATCGCACCGCCCGCAAGCGATCTCGAGGCGTACTGCTGACTCGATTCGTTCCTGGCTCTGCCGTAGGCGAAACGAGGAGGCAGTAATGCTGGTCGATCAATACGGCAAGCCTCTCACTGCATCGCAGCCGCAGGCCTCGAGATCTCGAGGCCGACTCAATGCCAAGTACGACGCTGCGCAAGATACCGAGGAAAATCGCCGCCATTGGAGCTGGGCCGATCACGACTCAGCTGCTGCAGCGAACTCGATCGAGGTACGTCGCAAACTGCGATCGCGAGCTCGCTACGAATGCCACCAGGCAAACGCCTTTGCAAAAGGAATCTGTCTCACGCTGGCAAACGATACGATCTCGACCGGGCCTTGCTTGCAGCTCAATACCGGTGATAAAGATCTCGATCGATGGATCGAGCGAGAATGGCGGGCTTGGTCTCGCTCGGTCAATCTCGCCGCCAAGCTACGCACCGCCAGATTATCCAAGGTAGTCGATGGCGAAGTCTTTATGTTGAAATCGTACAACAAACGACTACGCACACCGGTACAGCTTGATATTCGACTCATTGAAGCCGATCAGATCTCGACGCCTGGCTTTATGGATGGGATCGATGGCCAAGTCGACGGCATCGAATTCGACAAATACGGTTATCCGATCAATTACCACATGCTCAAGTCGCACCCGGGCGACATATGGAATCTGCGAGCCTGGGATAAGATCGACGTCACACCCGATGACATCATCCACCTATTCCGCGTCGAGAGACCAGGCCAGGTGCGAGGCATTCCCGAGATCACGACTGCTCTGCCTCTGTTTGCATTCCTCAGACGCTGGACATTGGCGACGATAGCAGCCAGCGAAACCGCTGCCAATCTCGCTGGTGTGATGCAGACCGAGGCGACCAGCTTTGACGAAGATGGCAATCCCTACTCTGAAGATCTTGGGGATGGCGAAGATCCCTTGATGCTACCGATCGTCCGAAACATGATGATGAGCCTGCCCAAGGGCTGGCGATTGAACCAATTCAAGCCCGAGCAGCCGACCACTACGTATGAAGTGTTCCGCAACGCCATCCTCAATGAAATCGCTCGCTGCGTCCACATGCCAGCGAACAAAGCTCTGGCCGACTCGAGCAAATACAATTACAGCTCGGGCCGACTCGATCATCAGACGTACTACGAGGCTATCGACGTCGAGCGATCGCAGTGGGAGCTGGAATGCCTCGATCGAATCTTTGAATGGTGGCTCGATGAGGCACTCATGATCAGCAGCTATGTGCCCATAGCACCAGGCTCGATGCTCGAGGTACCAGTGGCACGCCACTGGCGATGGAATCCACCCAAGCATGTGGATCCGAGCAAAGAGGCATCTGCAGCTGTGACCATGCTCGATGCAGGGCTCAAGACCGAGGAGCAATATTTGCTCGAGCAAAACATCGATCCCGAGGAACATCACCAGCAGCTGCTACGCCAGGCCTTGCGACGCCGCCAGCTCGCCGAGCTCGGTGGACCGATGGGCAACGTACCGCCGCCAGCTGTACCCGCAGCAAGTGGATCTGCTCGCGTCTCTGGGCCTTCAGGAGTTACAACAACCGGGGCACTTCCGAACGGAGCCGCACCAGCAGAGGCCGAGAGCGAGCTCGATCAGCCTGCAGGCGAATTCCGCGATATGTCGCGACGCCAAATGCACAACGCGACCAAGGCGATTGATGACGCGATCCATCACTTTAGTGCTGGCGAGTGGACACGCACTCGCACCGGATTGTTTCTCAGCTCGCTAGGGCTAAAGCAAACGACGATCGATGCACTGCTCGATGAGATCGACGATGATGCCGACGAGCTTGAGGACATCGAAGAGGGCGAATACGACGAGGTGGACGCATGAGCTGCGACAGCGATCGAATCGTATTAGGCTGGCTCGGCGAGCCGTTTGACATGCTCATCAAGCAGGGGGCCAAGTTTGGACCGTTTGAATTCGAGCTCGAGCTCGAGGATGAAAACGGCGACGTGGTGCCTTACGATTTGACTGGTGGCCAGGTCATTTGTCAGATTCGCAAAAAGGGACTCGATACCGGTACACCGGTCGCAACGCCGACAACGATCATAACTGACATAAATAAATTTTCGCTATCGATGACTGAGGCTCAGACCACTGCAATCGTATGCGGTGAGTTGATTACGGATCGAGCGAGTCAGTTTGTGCATGATATCTTTTTTCAGCCACCAGGCGGAGGCGATCGAGAGCCTTTGTACTACGGACACGCATTTGTCAGTCGACACGTAACAAAGCCAGGTATATCCATATGAGCACGCTAAAAACGATCATTAGAGGAGTAGGCAGGCCTGGCTATGATGCGTACGAGATTGCAGTGCAGCAGGGCTTTGAGGGCACGAGATCCGAGTGGTTGGAATCATTGGTAGGCGAGCCAGGTCAAGAAGGTGCACCCGGACCGAACATCATCGACTCATCGACATCGACTCCATTTGATGGCGTCATTGTTGGTGACGGGGAGAGTCCGTATTCAATCCCGCTTGAGGATCTAGTCACGCAAGACGAATTGATTGAATCGCTTGCGTCTAACTTTGGAGGCATTGCTGACACAATATACGTCGGCGGTCGACTGACTTCAGTGATATATGGTGACGGGTCAGTAAAAACTCACACTTACAACGGATTAGGGCAAAAAACGGTAACTGTTCACACTCTCGCAAATGGTGCCGTGGTTACTCGCACTCGGACATACAACGCAGACGGCACGCTCAGCAGGGACGTTTAATAAAAATGAGCTTTTCATCACTACCATATTTTGTTGCTCAGCCTTACGCTAGGCAAAAGATTCTAAACTCAATCAATCAAGCGTACACCGGCGTGCGTCGATGGTTGATGTTAGGTGACAGCCAAGAGACTGCGCCGGGGGGATCTGGGAGCGTCTATATACCCGCGATCAATCAAGCTTTTCAGAGTTACTACGGCAACAGATGCGAAACACGATGGTTGCCACAGTCGAGTTTTGGAGGCGGCGCACCAGTTGCAGTTTTCTTGGCGAGAGGAAACATATCGGGCGGAGCACAAGTTAGCACTACGGACCAATTATTGCCTGGTTTCGTTACACGTTCTTATGTAAATGCCGACAACGGGCCGCTTTGGATGCAACTTCCCGATGCGTCTTTGGTGGGTACCAATTTCCCTAGTCGCCAATGGTATCAGGACGTAACAGGCGATCTGGATATTGATTTCCTTTTTCAAAGGGACACAAGCGGCGGTGCTGAAGCGCAGTTGATATTTAACACCTTAGCGACGAATGCAACTAATTACTTTGCTGCAGGTCCAACGCTTACCACTACAAGCGGATGGGCGCTTAACGCAGCAAATGATTACATTGTAAGAACGCAACGCTACACCCAGCATGCCACTAATCACTATGCGCAAATTGCAATTCGCAGTGCCACTTCCACTCCTATAAGAATCACATCCGCCAGATTTCGGCATGCGAACGCACGAGGAATCGCGCTAACACCGGCGGGTGCAGGAGGTTATCAAGTAACGAATGTTCTAGCGAGCCATGCTAATGCAGGACGAGCGACTGCAGCTATGGGACCATTTGATTTGGTAATCCTACAATTCGGTGCCAATGACAGTGGCAACAATGTCACTCCAGATCAGTATCGGACTAATCTTCAGACCCTTATCGCTACTCTAAGAACTTGGCTGGGAGCGGATCAGACTTTTCTTATTGTGCCGGATGTTGCCAGGACAGCGCTGACAACGCAACAACAAACGAATCTGTCCGACTACAACCTAGCTGCTAAGCAATTAACGGACCTAGACGCCAACGTGGCGTTTCTCAATCTGCGAAGACTGACTAACGACCGATTGGGATGGACCTCAGCGGGCGGATCGTTTCTTCTTGACAACGTGCACTTAACTACCGAAGCTCAAATTCTAGAAGCGAATACGGTAGTGACCAGTCTGATGTCTATCGGCGACTCCGACAATGCGGCAGTTCTAAACAAGCTCAACGAAATCCAGATCGACGTACGCAACCTAACACCATAGCCCATGTAGGGATCCAAAGTTATTGGAATCTAAAATTCGTCGATTTCGGGGGTGGTGTGATAACGTCGGTGCATGATCAATCGCCGACTCATCCAATCTCGCAAACATGCTAAGAGCCGTATCGCTCAAATCATCGCTGATGATTTGATCGAGGCGACTCTATCCGCTGCCGCTGCCTCCCCTACGGTATGCCTGGCTGGCGGTGCTCGTCTTACGCTGCACGCTGCAGCTGCGAATGATGATGCTGCTGAGTCCTCTGGACCGGCCAAGTTCACAAACCAAGTGGTGTACACCGGTGGCCTAATGTATCCGCAGCTGCGAATGGCATCGGGCTATCAAGGTGCCGTGGTAGTCGATGTGACGGGTATCGAGGCTGCACCCGATACGCCTATCAATCGCGATCACGATCCCGCTAGGCCAGTCGGACATTGCCCAACAGTCGGACACGATAACACGCAGTTTCTCGCATCGGGCCTATTCTCGCTCGATAACGAGGATGCTCGCGAAATCGTGGGCTCTCTCTCTGCTGAGGAGGGGAAAACCTTCCCATGGAAAACGTCGATCGGATTGATCCTCATCGAACATCGCATGATCCGCGAGGGTGAAGAGCTGCAGGCCAATGGCCAGACCTTCGTAGGACCTCTGCTGTTTGTGTCGCGATCGCGACTCAAGCACATCGCTATTTTGACCGAGCCGGGCGATATGGAAGTGCCCAAGCTCACACTTTCTGCCCAACTTCAAACAGGAACCTCTGCAATGGATTTCGAATCCTGGGTTGCTTCTCTTGGCCTCGATATGGCAACTCTTAGCGAAGAAGCTAAGGCCGCACTCAAGGCTCAATACGATGCCAAAATGGCCGCAAGCTCGGGCGATAGCTCGGATGCTGGCGATGGATCGCAACCAACCGAGCCACCCCCCACCGCAGCCGCTGGCCGTGCTGCCGGTGACTCTCTACACGCTCAGTCCGGCAATGGTCGATCGACCAACGGTGCAGCCGCTCGTCAAACACCTGCCCGCAATGCCGTGCTCGAAGATCTCCGAGCCACATTTGCACAGGAAACCGCTCGCACGAACTCGATCAATCAGCTCTGTGCTCGATTTGGTAATCCGGAGGTCAACATCGGTGGCCGCAATGTATTGCTGGCCGCTCATGCGATCTCCGAGGGATGGGATACCGATCGATGCGAGCTCGAGGCTCGACGTCATCAAGAGCTCGAGGCTGCTCGAAACAACCGACCACATGGACCTGCGATCCACTCGACCAGCCGCAATCAGCGGGGCACGATGGAAACATTGCAAGCAGGTTTGCTCATGCGTGCAGGAGTGGAGTTAGATTCACCGCACCTCAGTGCTGCGAGTGTTCGACACCGCATGCCGCAATGGCTGCAGGCTGGCGTCAACGATCCTAACCGCCAACGCATTATGGACAACGCACAAGAGTTTCGAGGTATCTCGATGCTTGAGGCTGCTCACATGGCTCTCGCATGCACAGGTGCAACCGTCCCGAGCAACAGGCTCGATATGTTGCACGCTGCGTTTAGCAGTGGATCGGTATCGCAATTGTTCGGCGCTACGATCGGAGCTAGAATGCTTAGCTCGTACGCCGAGATTCAGGACTTCTCTCTAGGCTGGACGCAGGAAGCGGATAATCCAGACATGGAGGAGCACGATCGCAACCGCATGGAAGCGGCTGGCGATCTTTCTTTACATCCCGTCGGGGGATCCGCCGACTATGCGACTCGCTCGGCAGTGTCTGAAAAGACCAAGGTCGATCGATTCTCGAAACAGATGCCAATCGACGAAGCCGACTTCATGTCGGATAACTTCCAACGCTTGGCGCAAACGCCTCGCGATTTTGGTCTCGCAGCTGGTCGCATGCGGCCAAACGTGGTCGCAGCGGTCATCTTGGCCAACGCTAACTTGGCAGCAACCGGTCGAGCATTGTTCAACGCAACCGACGTTTCCGATATCGGTACCGGACAAGCACTCGATCGAGCACCGCTTTCGCTGGCGATCAGCAAGCTCGGATTGCGAAAGGATGGCGATGCATCGCTCAACCTGACCGCGACGCACTTGCTCTTACCGCCTACGCTGCGAGATCTCGGTGTGCAATTGACCAAGAGCGATCAAGTGATGGTCGACGGTGGTAAGGGCTCAAAGAATGTGCTCGCTGAGTACAACATCAAACCAGTATCGGAGGCTCGCCTCGAAAACGGTTTGGTGGATCCAGTTAGCAAGGCTAACCTCTCGGGCTCAGCTAGCAACTGGTATCTAGTCTCTGCTGAGGCGAACACGATCGAGGTCACTTTCCTTGAGGGAGCTGGCCGAGTGCCGATCGTCACCACAGAAACGCTGACCGGTGGCAAGTTTGGTATCAACGTCACCGTGCGTCACTATGTCGGAGCTAAGGCTCTAGACTTCCGAGGATTCGTCCGAGGCCGAGCATAGTCGATTCTGCAATTAGATCCGTCTGATCAGATCGATTGGACGGATCTTTCCTAAGTCATTCTTACCACTCAAGAAATCATGAAACGAATCAATCTAAACCGACCAGTGAAAATCGATGGCGTAATGCATGAGCCTGGCATTCACACCGTCGAGGATGGTTATGCCGATAGCCTGGTCAATGCAGGATGGGCATCAGTCTCACGCAGCAAACCGAGCACCGTAGAGGAACAAGACACCGACGATGACAAGCCGGTGACATCTACTGCAAGCGACGATGATAAACCCGTCGATGTGCCAGCTGCTGCATCAGCACCAAAGCGACCGACGAAAAAAGCAGCTCGCAAAAAGTAACCAAGCCAATATGCAGCCAAAGTCGCTAAGACTCTGCTTGCACGACAACCGCACAATTTTGTTTTTCTGAGGTACCAACATGGCAAGATTTTTACGCGAACACGACGAGGCGGATTTCACCAACTCGTCTGGATCCGAAATTGCAAACGGCACGATCATCGCGATGCCTGACGGACGAGCTGGCATCGTCGAAGGGTTAGCGGGAGTGCCAAACGGTCGAGCTGGTAAAGCTCGCACCAAAGGCATCGTTGTCTGTGCGAAAGCCACAGGCACCGATTTGAGCACGCCAGGCACTCGAGTGCAGATCGCAACCGCGACTCAGCTCGTGACCGCCAAAGCATCCGGTGCAGCCGATGCAAACAATATTTTGCTAGGTCGAACAACCAAAGCAGCAGGCACAGGAGTGCTCGAGGTCGAGGTCGATCTCAACGGCACTGGCACTACACCGTAGGCCTAGCCAATCATGCCACGCCCAAGCCGCATCGCTACGGCTACGATCCGTGGCATGACGATAACGATTTATCGACAGTCCACCGTGATTGTCGATGGCGAAGAGGTCGATGCCTCGTGTGACTCGCCCGATCACACGAGGCGATCGATCAGGATTCGTGACGGACTCACGCCCGAGCGTTTCCTTGACGTACTCATACACGAGTTGCTGCACGCTTGCTTTTGGGATCTCGACGAGGATGCCATTGCCGAGACAGCAACTGACATAGCCCGAATACTGACTCAACTAGGATACGCCCAATGTCCGCCCTCAAAGACAAGCTGCTCGAGTGGCAGCAAATCGAAGCGGAGCGTAAAGAGCTCTCGCGACAATCCCAAACATTAGGCCAGCGAGCCAAGCAGCTCGAGGCCGATTTCGAAGCCGAGCTGAAAAAGACTGGCAAGCAATCGATCAAGCGACATGGATTCACGCTCGCGTGGGTCGATGGTCGTGCCACTGTGAAGTGGGCCGATGAGTTTCTCAAGGCCTGCGGGCCTGAGGAAGCAAACCGACTCAAGGAAGAGGCTGCGAAGTCGATCGAGAAAAAACTATCGATCTCGCCACCAGCCGAGTGAAGCATTTGTAGTGGACGAGGCTACGAGTCCTGAGTGAGAGACATGGCCTCGTAGCCTCGGCCACTACCAACAAACCAAACATGACGCATTGGATCCAAATCGCATTTCGAATCATCGCCGCAGTCAATCGACTCGTGGGCCTATCGAAATGGATCCGCGAATCCGAACTGCGTCAAAACTTGACCAAGCCAGTACTCACGCTGCTGATCGCCATGGCAGCATGGATCTGGCCTTTGTCGATCCTGATCATCATTATTGCACAAGTCACCTACGCCCTGACCAAAATGCAAAACACCAAAGACAACGATCCCAAGCCACCCGCTCAAAAGTTTCGAGTTGTCGCTTTGGTGCTTTGTTGTGTGGGCCTGGGCATCGCACTAGGCTGCGATACCGCACCGCTCGAGTACCGAGCTCTCGCCGCACCGCGGGCCGAGACTCCCTCGATCAATCCGCCTGTATCGATCCGAGTCCGTAACTGGCTCGGTGGCCCATCGGGCCGCGAGGGATCATGTGCACATGCCAGCACGGTCAACATGCTGCACTGGCAAAACGAATTCGATCTCGCTCGCACCTGGCGTAGCAAGTACTCGGGGGGCGAGTACGCATCACGCCTTCGCGAGCGACTGGATCGCGAGGGAGTCAAATACGCCTACACCGAGCAAGCGAATTTAGCTCTGCTCGACTACGCGCACGAGACTCGCAGAGGAGCTGTGATTTGGTGGAAGCCCTCGCACGCATGCACCTTTTGCGGATGGGTCGAAATCAACGGCCGCACTCATGCCGTGGTACTCGACAACAACTTTCCCGAGCGATTCGAGTACACCGAGAAAAATCAATTTCACCGACTCTGGGCGAGCTATGGAGGCTTTGGACTGACCGTCCTCGGCGATCCACCAAGCCCGCCACCATTCCGCTCGTATGAGCCCGTCCAACTGTTCTAAGGGACAGACAAATGACTGAATGCTGCGACAACCCAAAACGATTTAAGATTGCTCTCAGTGCTGGCCTCATCGCTGCGATGGTCGCTCACGCGATCATCTTTGGTACCGTGCAGCGCACGCTGCCAAAGGTGGAGCAGTATCTTCTGGACTCGCCACAGACTGCGACGCCTGCCGCACCGCCTGGTGGTATCAATTTCGACAGCAATCGATACGGATCTCCCAACACGCTACCGGTCAACGATGCTGCACGCGACGAGATCAAAAAGCAAATCCTGGGCCGACGCATAACGCCCTATCGATCGCCGAATTGTCCTGATGGCAATTGCCCGCCTGGCACTGTGCCAGCGCAGCCGATGCCAAACGTGACGCCGGCCAACAATACGCAACCTAAGCAACCGAGCAACATGCAGCCGGTAAAGACTCAGGAGCGATACTCGATCGAGCTATTTGTCAACAATGATCAGCAAAGCCAATCTCTGCAATCGTGGTTCAAAGAGCATGCGACGCTGCTTAAATGGACGACTACCTGCAACCACAATACCTACACCGCAGACAACCCGCTCTATCGGTCGCGATATGCAGCACTCATTCCGCCTGATGCGTTTCCAGTCTGCTTGGTCACTGCACCCAATGGTGGGCATGTCTACGCCGCTGATCGGCACGCACTACCGACCACAGCAGCCGCTTTGGTGACGGAAATCAGCGACGCGACCAAGCTGCATCAGTCGATCATGGCAGGCAACAACAGCCCGCTGCCTGCACAGCCGCAGCCACCAGTGGGCTCGCAGACTGCGACGCATCCCGCACCCGATTATGTCGAGCAGTGCAAAGATGGATCATGTCCGCCTGATTCGCGATTCCCGCTACTCGATCGACTGCGAGACAAGCCAAAGGATACCGTCGAGGGATTACTTAACGCGATCTTCTCGCCGACTGAGTTTCTTTTCCAGATCCTCATCATCGCGATCGGTACCTTTGTCATCATCTACCTCATTAAAACCCGATAGGCTGCGCCATGGTATTCAATGTAATCGTTTACGGATTTGTGGCACTGATCGTCGGTGCATTCGCATGGTTGATTATCAAGCCAAAAAAAGCCGCTCAGCAGATGGCACCCATGGTTCAACCGCAACCAATGCAGCCGATCGTCCAGTACGCCAGGCCGCAGGCTGACTCTGAGCTCGATCGCAAGCTGCTCAGAGTCCAGCGAGTACTCCAACAAAAGTACGAAGCCAAGGCTGACGCTGCCGCGATCGCTGAGGCGTACGAGCTGCTCGGCGAGGAGTCCTAATGAACATGCTGCAAGCTGGCTCGCAGTGGCTGGCTCAGCAATTGGGCCAGCATGCGAGCGACTGCATTACCTACTCTCGCGGTGCGGTCACATTAAAGATCGATGCGACGCGAGGAACATCGACATTTGAGAGCGAGGACGTCGACGGTGCAATTCATCGAGTCGAGACCCAAGATTTTCTCATCACCGACGTTTCCAAATTCGAATCCCGGTTTGGCACACCGCAGGATGGCGACCAGGTTAATGACGGAAAGAGCAACTATCGAGTGCTCGCACCAGGTGGGGAAAAACCTTATCGATACTCAGGCCAGCATCGCACGGTGCTGCGAATTCATTCCAAACAACTATAGGCTGCAAACCATGTCGCAAGAAAATGGCGTCACTCACTATCTCATGAGCTCTGCTTTCGAGATTGACGGAAAAGTACAAGTCGCAGGCACTGTGCTGCCCGCTGAAAAAATCGAATCGCATCCTCGATTCGATATGCTGCTGGCCGATGAGCACATCCGGCCATGCGGTGCACCATCGACTGAAGCGAAGAAGCCAGCATTGTTTGGCAACCGCCGCAAGAAAGCTGACGCCGAGTAGTTTAACCGCGTGCCCATCGGGCCGCGCTGAACGCTCTAACTCATGACTAAACAAACCGCACCGGCACGCCCAACGCAGGGCGATGCCCATGCGGTTAAACGAAAACCAAAGCATCATGAAAAACCCTGGACGCTGGCTATGCGAACAAATCAAGAGCGTGCTCGAATCCGCACCGGTCGACAGCAACTATACGCCTGGCGTATCGCTGCCAATGGCTGTCGGCACGATCGCCGAGCTCGCTTTATCGCGATTACCTAAGTGGGAGCCAGCCGACCGCGAAAACCTTTGCATTGCACTGAGCGATCGAGCCCGCCGCACGTCGCTAGCTGGGCGAGGTCCTCGGAATCGACAGATCACGGTGCAAATGCTCGTGATGAAAAAGCTAGATTCAGAGTACAGCGAGCTCGAGGATCTCATCGAACTGATGTTTGCGATCGACGAGCTGATCGGCCAACAAACACGACTCGGTTACATCGAGTCAGCCAACGAACCGATTTACGATCCTGCGGTGCTAGATCAGCACATGGAATTCAAATCGATTCTGACCATGACCTTTACCAACATCAATTAGGAGCCCGCAAAGCATGTCTAGCGTTTCACCGCCTACCGGATGGGATGTTTCACCCGTCGGTATTGATTGCAAACTGTTCTACTCGACGAGCTTTGGCGCTCCGACGCGCGTCGCAATTCCTCGAGCGATCGACATCACCGAGAACAACACTCGCAACCGTGCTGAGGTTAAGGCACGCATGAGTGAGTTTGTGTTTGATCGAGCAACCACACGCAGGCAAGAGCTTGAGTTTGGTTATCGATACAAACGAGGTACCGATGCGGTGTTTGCTGCCTTGCGAGCTGCATTCGAAGCCAAGACCACTCTCATTTTCTGGATCTTAGACGGACCAGATAACTGGATCGGCGCTCAAGGAAAAGTCTTTCCTGGGCAGATCTTTGACTTTGGCAATGATGAGCCGCTGGAAGATGGCAAGATCATTAACATCTCGATCGGTCTCGTCGAGCATTACGAGAGCACCACGCTCATTCTGCCGCAGTGGTTCACTGTAGCTTAGTTCACGTACATGTAGCCAAAGTCGCCAAGACTTTGGACGCACGCCAGTGATGCATCCAATCTCTGGCGAGATCGGCTACCAAACATAGGCTGCAAACCATGTCACAGATCGAAAAGAACTTTACTTATCATCCACCGAAACCTGGGCAGCCGGAAAGGTACCAAGAGATTCGCGAGAAGGCGAAAGAGCTTGCGATCCTAATTGATGCAAATTGCCCGCACTCTCGCGAAAAATCCATCGCTATGACCGAGCTGGAATCGTCCGTATTTTGGGCTAACGCTGCGATAGCGCGCAACGAAGCCTAGTCAAATCCAAGTCCAATCTCTGGCGAGATCGGCTACCAAACCCTACCAAAGGCTGCAACCGATGAAAGACATTAAAGGCCGCGAGTGGATCTTTCGATTCACCGCTCTGGCTGTGCGTGACATTGTCACGGCAACGCATCTCGACTGCCGAGCACTCACCGGCGAGAACTCGCTTCTGGTGCGAATCGGTCAAGATGAATCGCTGCTGCTGCAATGCCTCTGGCTGACGATCAAACCACAAGCCAAGCAGATGAACATCAGCGAGGAGGAGTGGCTCGAGTCGCTCGATAACGAGTCGCTGCAGTCGGCCACCGAGGAGTGGATGGCGGCATACATAAATTTTTCCCACCCCGCCCGCAGGGAGCTGCTGAGCCGGACTCTGACAGCGACGCAGCGCAAGATGAAACGAGCGACTCGGGAGCTCGAGACGCTGCTGGCGGGGAACGAGATCGACGCAGTGATAGATCGGGAGGTGGACAAAGCCCTGAGTATGTCCTCGAGCTCTGCCTCGACCTGGCCGGAGTCCTCGGAGTCGAGCCCTGGGGCTACACACTCCGAGAGCTAAGCCGCATGGCCAAGAGCCGACTCACGCACGAGTGGAATCAAACCGCTGACCTGATGGCACTGCTGGCGAACATCAACAGCAGCCGACACAAGCGATTCATGCGATCGCACTTCCACCCGATGATGGAGTATCAGCGAGTGGGAACGAAGATGACTAAAGAGACCTTGCGAGCCCAAAGGAAAGCCTACGCCCGATGATCCATCTCGAGAAGGCTAGTAAGTTCAATTTTTTCGACCGAATGCAAGTCATTCGATTTGTCGACGAAAAAGAACGCAACTCCATGAATCGGATCGGTTCACGCATCAAGCTGACAGCGCAGCGATCGATGCGACCGAACAAGCCCAACAAAAAGGGAGTAACAAGCCCATCAAAGCCAGGCAAGCCGCCCAAACGAACTGGGTCGATGGGGGAAAAGCTTTCCAAGATTTGGTACACCTACGATCGCATCAAGCATCGTGTTATTGTCGGTCCACTCAAATTCAACTGGGACGCATTCCCTGAGGCGACCGTACCAGAGACGCACGAATTCGGAAAAACCGTTTCGATTTACGAGGCAGAATTTCGAATCTTTGGCGGTGCGTATGGAGCAACGCGATGGTTGCAAGTTGGCCGCAAGGGAAAGCAGCGGGCTCTAGCAAATGGGAATCGAGTAAGAAAGCGGAGTCTGAATTATCCTGCTCGGCCGTTCATGGGACCGGCACTAGACAAGAACATGAATTTTATCCGCGATACTTGGGCTGATGCCTCGGGCAAGGTAGGTGCATAGTGGCAGGTAAAGACATTCAAGCCGGACGCGCAGCGATCACCGTCGAGCTGATTCGCAATAAGCTATCAGCAGGTATCGCTGCAGCGAAAAAACAACTATCGAGCTTTGCTGCGAGTGCTGCATCTATTGGCAATTCGGCCAAGCTGGGAGTTGGGGCTGTTCTAGGTGCCGGTGGAGTAGGCTTAGCTATCAAGTCCTTTGCCGACGCTGGCGGTGCGATCGATGATATTGCACAACGCACCGGTGCCAGTACCGAGGCTATCTCTAGCCTTGGCTATGCTGCCAAGATGAGTGGATCCTCAATCGAGGATATTGAGAAGGGCATCCGCAAAATGCAGCAGGGTATCGCTGGTGGATCCAAAGTGCTCGAGGAACTCGGGCTGGATCCGGCAACGCTGGCAAGCATGAGCCCCGATGAACAGTTTGCTGCGATCGCAGACAAGATCGCAGCGATCCAAGATCCAGCCGCTCGCGTTTCGGCTGCGATGGAGGTATTCGGCAAGAGCGGTGCGAATCTGCTACCGCTGCTGAGCACTGGCTCAAAGGGTATTGATGCACTGCGAGCGGAAGCCAAAAAGCTTGGGGCCGAAATGAGCGGCGAGGATGCTGCTGCAGCTGCGGCACTCGGTGACTCGATCGACATGCTAGGCACCTCATTCTCGGGCCTGGTCAATACGATCGGGGCAACGGTCGCGCCGATGTTTACGGCCGTGCTTGGTCTGATGACTGCAGGCGTGGTGCAGGTGCGTAACTTTATCGCTGCGAACAAAGGCCTTGTCATTGCTATCGTGCTCGGTGCTGCTGCACTGGGCCTACTTGGTGCAGGCTTTGTCACTGCTGCCGCATTAGCCTATGGTCTGTCGGTAGCGATCGGAGTCGTCACGAGCGTATCTGCTGCAGCCGGTACCGTGATGGGAGTACTCGGTACGATTCTCACCGGTGGCGTAGGAGTCGCGATCGCTGCCGTAGTGGTGGGGCTAATTGGCTTGGCTGGTTACTTTACCTACACATCAGGCGTAGGTGGCAAGGCCATGGATTGGCTGAGCAGCAAATTTCAAATGCTGCAGGACATCGTAGGGCCAGTATTCCAAGGCATTCAGGATGCAATGAAAGGTGGCAATTTCCAAATAGCAGCAGAGATACTATGGCAGGGCGTACAGTTAGCTTTTTTGAAAGGAACTATGGAGTTACGAGCAACATGGGACAGTTGGCTCAACTATATCATTGGTGGTTTTGATATGGCTTTCGCTTCAATTAGGGAAGTGTTTAACAATGTAGTCGGGTTTTTTGTCGATCGCATGATTGAGCTCTGGGGGCTGATGAGCGCTGACGTTGACGTGGAAGCTGAAAAGATGAAGCGACAGCAAAACACCATAGACAAAAACACGGCTCTTGGGGAGGGCGTTTTCGACCGTGCAGCCGATCGAGACGCCGCCTCAAGAGCCAATATATCCGATCGTGAAAAAGCCATTGCCGAGTTAGAGGCTGCACTCACGGCATCAACAGCAAAGGCTGCGACTATTGCTGCAGATGCAGCAGGTATGACACTTGACGAAACCTTAAAGGACGTCGAACTGCCAGAGGCGAAAGCACAACCTGTAGCTGCTCAGGCCGATAATCAACTCGGCAAGGCCTCAGATTCGATGCGTGGCACGTTCTCGGGATTTGCTGCAGCACTTATGGGTCAATCGGGTGCGTACGATCTAGACGCCGAAATGCTGGCTGAGAGCAAAGCTCAGACGCAGTACCTGGCCGAGATGGCCGGTGCTCTGGTCGCGACTAAGAGCACGCAAGTGATGCTTGAGCAATCAACACGAGATCCATTTTCACAGGTCGGATCGAAAGCACCGTCGATCGTAGCTCAGCTGGATCCAGCACTCACGACGAGTCTCACGACTGCTAACACGACGCTGGGCAGCATTTTGGCCAGGCTCAAAGAAATGGAAGGGGGATTCGCTTAATGCCGGCACGAGTCATACCGCTATGGGATTCCGGCAAATCGCAGCTGATCTATTCCGGCGAGGGGGAGGATAGCGGCGAGCTGATTTGGTCGATCGTGGATTGTCCGACGAGCCCCGAGGCTTATTCGGCGCTGATCACAGGCGATGGTGCTCTATGGAGCGGGCTCGATGGCGAGATCGATGGATTGCTTTGCCGCACCATCGATATGGTTCCCGATGGGCCGAACGCTTGGCAGGCGGTCGCTCAGTATGGCGAGCCGAAACTACGCACGCGAGAACGCGAAAAGCTGCAGGCGGTCGGCGATTATCGGGTATCGTTCTCGGTCAAGCCGCAGACGATCAAGCAATTTGTTGCCAAGAACACGGTTAAGTTTCCAAGCGGTGCAAAAGACTATGGCGGTGCGATAAATGTAAACTCCGATGGCCAAGTCGAGGGCGTCGATACGATCATCCCTGGGCTGTCGATCACCGTCACGCAGCGCATGGCTGGTGCTGATTTGACTCCTGCCTATTCGCTGGCAGTGGCTAACCTGGTGGGCAAGTACAACAACAATACTTTCATGAGCGTCTTTCCTGCAGGCTCAATTCAATTCATTGGGGGCGATGCTGCTTTATCTTTTGCGATCAACAACCCATTTGCGGGAGGTCCTCCATTGGATCCTCAAGATCGCGAGCTGAGCTTTGAGTTTTTGTACTCGCCGAATTTGAGTGGCATCACTATTGGATCAATTACCGGCATTAACAAGCTCGGGCATCAGTACATGTGGATCGATTGGGAGTCGGCGATTGTCTCGAGCAAAGCCGTGCGTCGACCGCTCGCGGTTTACGTGCAAGATCTCTACGGCATCGAGCCCGCAGACTTTTCTCCTCTGGCTCTGACGGTGTAATCATGCTGCCACGGCGACGCTTTGCTGGTGAGAAAACCAAGATCTCTGCGAGTGAGTGGAATAACCTTATTGAGCCCTCGCAGAGGCTGGGGACACAGACGCCAAACAAACCGACAGAGATCACCTATGTATCGGCGACCGGCCGCAACGATTGTGGATATGATTTAGTGCCTGGGTCGCCGGTCGTGCTTGGCACATTTACAGCAGATCAGACGCCTACTCAGCTCGGCAACAGTCGCAAGGGATGGTACTCGCTCAGGCCGTGCTATCTGCCTCGTACGCTGGCCGAGTCAAATGCATTGCAGGGAAGTCTCTTTTCGATCGGTATCACGCTGGATGCGATCGCTCAAAACGCCTCGGGCCAAGTCGCTGTCGCTGGCGTGGTGGAATGTAATTGCCATGTCGCTGGGGCTGGCTGGATCTCGCCAATGACGCAGGCCGATACGAATTTTCGATCGCGAGTTACCGTCAATGGCGTATGGGGTGTGGCTCGCAAGATCTGCGATACCGGCACAGGCCTGGCACTGATCGATCTGAATAGCTCGTCGAATCGAATGTTTTATCGCTTGAAAGAGCAAATGAAAACACCATCGCTTGCGACGCTGACCAACATACAAAGCTTTACTGAGGATTTTGTTTTGTTTGATAGCTTTGCTATTGCTCAATGGCAGGCCAGCGAGGATCGTGGCGAAGTGATGCTGCTCAATAATCGATGGGTGGTTGTCAATCCATGGTGCGTTGATGATACAGTTGAATCTGCTGATCCTCTCCAACCTGAGGAGACTATACCTTGAGCACGTTGAACCTCGCGTATCAGTGCAAGTGGTGCAACGATCAAGAACTTTGGCTAGGGCATAACTGCCGCAGCTGCGGATCAAAGACAGGCAAATGCCGTGCACCGAAATGGGATAGAATCCGAGCTACGGTATCCAGCGAAGACAACCCTGAATATAACACGACTGTTTTTTTGAATGGAACATCTTCGCAATGCTGCGGTGCTGGTATCAGTGTTAGCAATGCGTTTGCCGGCGTGAATGGCAGCATGTGGTCAGACAATCCTTTTGCGCAGAATGGCATTAGATGCCGATACCGCAGCTACGCTGAGAACACAACAGATTATGCGAAGTTCTGTTTAGTGAACTCAGTACCTCAACCTAGGATACCGCTTTATTCTATAACCACGTGCCAGCATTGGGTGTACAATCTGCATTGGCACTACTGGTCGGTGCTCGATAGCGTGCAAGTGTACCTAAGTCGATTGCCGAACGACTCATGTCGGTGGCGAGTGACGCTCCGGGTATCAGGTGTCCACTTGCTATCACACACTTTTCAATACCGTACGGGAGTACCAGCAGCTGATTGCGCAGGTCAGTTTGTAGGAGACCCTGCGGTGTACATAGGCACCAAGTCCATCAACATTACGACGCCTAGCACATGCGAGCCGGTTCCATGCGATTTGCTCCCCAATGCGAATTGTGCTATGCCCGATTTCCTCACCAGTATCGAGCCCTCTGTACTTAACCTAGCTAGTCAATCGGCATTCACTTATTGGATGAGTCGAGACGTCGACGATCTGACAGACGAGACGCTTGGCTTTAATCGTACGGCGCACGCAGCACTGCAGCACTGCAATGTGTATCCAGTCAACTCGGTACCGACTATCCCGTCAACGACGTGCCCAACGCCTACGAATCGCACTTTTGGCCGCGAGACAGCTTGGGAGTTTGCAGGAGATTGTGAAGGGTGCCAGCTGCAGCAGCAGTACGCTGGTGGCTTAGAAATTGTCGAGAGCGAAACGACTGCTTACTCGTTTGCGCAAGCTATATGGGATTCGTGGAATGTCACATTCGCTTTTGTCTAAAGAGGCTGCACTTGCTTATGTGGAGTCGCTGCGGATGCGATCGCCTTTTGATGCGTCGCAGTTCGTAATGCCGACGCCAGAGCTTAACCTAGACACTGCACCACTCGCATCTATGCCACACGATGAGCCGCCGATCGTGCTTGATGGGCGACGCAGTTGGCGAAAGCTGTTTACCTCAGTCGATACGCTCGAGCAGCTTGTGCAATGGGAATCGACTATCCCGAGGTATTGCGAATGCGAACCGTTTTATCAGGCATGGAAACGCGAGAATCCGCCTGGCGAGTCGATCGATTTCGACTGGAAGTATCGACTCCGATCGGCAGTCAATCAAAAACTTGGCAGGCCAAACATTACGATCGAAGAGGCAAAATCCCAATGGCTACACATCGGGCCGCAACGGGCGCCGCGATTGATCTTGAGCTTGGCAACTGGGGCGCAGGCGATCGAGCTGCACGCATTCACTGGGCCAAACCATCGAGCGTACGCTGAGCGAGTCGGTGCAGATTATGTTTGCTTGGGCAATCGATTGTACGATTCTTGGCAGCTGGACAAATTGCGAGCATCGTTTTTCGTCTACCAGTACGACTGGATTCTATGGATTGATAACGATCTTTTTTTCATGCCAAATTGTCCTGACATTTTCGCATCACATTCGGATCCAGCGAAAGTCTACGGCGTGGACGATGCGGATTATGTGCCAAGCATGGAGCCATTCCACTGGGAGATGCAAGGGGTGATGGATTCGCAGGGACTGCCTCGGATCGAGTGGACGCAGCGAATGATTAACTCGGGTATGATTCTGGCTAGCCAGCGATCGGCATCCTGGGCGATGCCGCCTAAGCCGCTGCCGCTGACTCACTGCAGCGAGCAGCTCTGGCATGATTACCTGATGGCCGACAAGTTTCAAAAGATTGATCGACGCTGGAATTGGCAGGCGTGGCAAAGCGACTTTGCCAACGGAATCGCCCAGGCATTCATCGTGCACCTAGCGGGAATTGAGCATGAGAAACGAATGCAGTTTGTTCGCGAACATCGCGAGCTGATAAACCCTCTCCCCGAGGGAGAGGGCAGGGTGAGGGGACCACGAGCTACTCGAGCTTGATCGTGCAGCATGGACGCTGCACGATGATGCGAGGGACGCGGGGCCAGCATTCTGAGCGGTGAGGCTCTGTGATGCTGAGCTATTCCCGTCTACGAGTGGCAACTAGGCAGCGATTGCAGCACAGTGCCTCGCCGCGATTTCCTATTCTTCTCTCTTGAGAGCCGGCAGGATCACTCGATTGCTGGGTAACAACAGCGGATCGATGTAGCTGTCTCGCGTGGTGCGAGAATCACGATGGCCAGCGAGTCGAGTGCCCATGCCTGGCGAGATCGATTCGGCAAAGGTGACTGCCGATCGACGCAGGTACCGGAATGATCCCTCGAGGCCGACTGCCTCGATTCGCTTTTTGACGTCGCGATAGAATTCGCGACGAGCATTGCGCAGTGGCCAAATCAGCTTGCGATGCGGGTGCTCTTTCATGCTGCGATCGATGAGCTCCATGGTGGGCTCGTTAAAGGTCACAACATGCTCTTTGCCAGTTTTGCTGGCGGACATCACGACTACGGCAGTGTTTGATTTGCGATCGCGAATGAGCCAGTCGAGCTCGATCGATAGCAGATCTCCAAGCCGCAAACCACTGTCCCAAGCAGCTGAGAAAAGCGATCCCCAATAGGTGCCAGCTTTCATACCCCAAGCCCATTCGGATTGATCGAGCACGGTCGTGTCAAACAAGTTTTGCACATCCTCGCGAGACCAGGCTCGAGGGGATTTTTTAGTGATTCGAATCTTGCGAAATGCCTCGAATACTGGGCATTCCCCTGCATCGTACGCAGCTCGCCAGAGGGTCGCGAAAGCTCGCCGCCTGGTGTGCTGAGTAGTGACTGAGATCGGGCGAGACTTGAGCCAATCAACAAACTGATTTGCATAGCTTTTGTTGATGGCTTTGATTTGCTGGCAGTTGGTCGCTTGAACAAACTGACGCGCCGCAGGGAGGTAATAGCAACGCTGAGAATTTTCTTTGATCCCGAATTCGTGCGAGTCAAAGTAGTGTTGAGCGAAGTCAACAAGATTCATGATCAGGGGCCTTTCCGGCGAGATTGAAAGATCGTCCGTGATGTTAATTCCTACGATCCATCGTAATTCGGGCCAGTGAATTTACTCTTCAAAATGCCTGATCTGACCGTTTAGTTTTCTCAACCCACTAGCTTGAGGGGCTAGTGGG